CAACGTTAAGTCGCATTGAAAGATGCGAACAGGTTCCGTCAGTAGAGCTTGCAGAACGTCTTGCCAAGTTCTTCAAAGGCGAGATCAGCGAATTACATATTTTGTACCCGAGCCGATACAAAGTAGCTGAAGAAGTAATAGGCAAAGGCAATCGTAATGTGAAAGCAGTCATCTGATAACTACCAAAGGAAAACCAACATGGTAGAGCCAAGCCTGAAAGAAGTAGTGAAAGCGATGTGTAAAGCGTACCCCGGTGGCCGTGAGGCTATGGCTGGTGCTATTGGCATGTCAGTGACGCAGTTCAATAACAACCTGTACGAGAAGAACGGGTGTCGCTTCTTCGAAGTGAACGAGCTGGAAGCAATGGAAGACATTTCAAATACGTCTCTCCTGGCGGATTACTTTGCTCGTCGTCGCGGTGCGCTGCTGGTGGATGTTCCTCATCTGGAAGATCTGGACCGTGTCGACTTGTTTGATCGCGCAATGCGTACATCAGCAGCACGCGGCCGAGTCGATACCGTCATTCAGAAAGCCCTGGAAGATGGAGTGATCGAGCCTCATGAAGCTGAAGAAATTAACGAGTTTCACCGCCGTCACCTGGCTGCGCGTGAAGAAGAAATCCGCGCGATTGTCACTCTGTTTAGCAGGAAGAAATCACAAAAAAAGTGACGCCAGCGGGCGTGCAGGCCCCTGGCGTCTTGGCGTGTCGTATTCAGTGGAGAAACTAACGCATGAGCAGTTTAAACCGATTGAGACCAGCGAAGCAATTCAGATGCCTTCCGCTGGTGGGTAAAGACTCCCCGTTCGGCTATGTGGAGAGATTAAACGAGCAGGCTGACGCGAACAACTACCAGCCTGACAACGCGATGGTAGAGGCTTTTGCTCAGATGAACGAGAAGGGGCGTGAGGAATGGCTGAAGTTGACCGGCGATTCAGAGACCAAAGAGGCATCTCCGTCCACGTCGTTAGGTGGGAGCCCGAGACTCGACGCGTTATATACCTTCGTGAAGGGTACGATCATGAGTGCTTCAGCCCTCTTGAGCAATTCCAGCGTAAATTTACAGAGTTAAAGGACGACCATGAGCACTAAATTAACGGGTTACGTTTGGGATGCTTGTGCCGCTTCTGGCATGAAGCTGTCCAGCGTTGCCATCATGGCGCGTCTGGCAGACTTCAGCAGTGATGAAGGGGTTAGCTGGCCCTCTATTGCTACCATCGCGCGCCAGATTGGTGCTGGTGAGAGCACTGTTCGCACTGCCATATCTCAGCTGGAAAAAGACGGTTGGTTAACCCGCCAGCAGCGCCGTAAAGGCAACCGCAATGCATCGAACGTTTACCAGCTCAATGTTGCGAAATTACAGGCTGCTGCCTTTTCTCACCTGTCAGATTCTGACGCATCAAAATTTGATGCCTCAAAAACCGACGCGTCAAAATCTGAGGCATCAAAAAACGATGAAAAAGGCCGTTTTCACCCGTCAGAATCTGGGGGGGATCCGTCAGTAAATACAACTACTGATCCATCAGTTAAAAAACCTTCTTGTCCGGTTGCTGAGCAACCCGACCCTGTGGTGGTTATCACTGATCAGGCGAAGCAGGTTTTATCACATCTGAACAAGACCACCGGATCACGGTATCAGGTCTGCAAATCGTCCTTGGAAAACATCCGGGCTCGCCTGGCTGACGGGTTTACGCCCGATGAGCTGCTGTTGGTGGTGGATTACAGCGTCGAGAAGTGGTGCGAGGATCTGAAAATGGCCGAATATTTGCGCCCAACAACGTTGTTTCTGCCATCAAAATTCCCAGGTTACCTGCAATCCGCAAATAAGTGGGACGCAGCAGGACGTCCAGAACGGCAGTACTGGGGCTCAATCCGTAAGCATGATCCGATGAAATTTGGTGGGCCAGATAAAGCCATTCCAGCAGGCTTCAGGGGGGCGAAATGATGAACATGAATCAATTAACTACAAGGGGGGTTGTGACGATGTCCAGCCGTGAAATTGCCAGTCTGGTGCAGAGCAAACATGGTGATGTGAAGCGCTCAGCTGAGCGCCTTGCATCTGCTGGTGTTTTAACCGCGCCGTTGGCGCACACCCCCTATGTCCACCCGCAAAACGGGCAAACATACGAGGAATATTGGTTCAACAAACGTGATTCTCTGGTGATCGTCGCCAGGCTATCGCCAGAATTTACCGCCGCTGTTGTCGATCGCTGGCAAGAGCTGGAGAACAGTCAGGTCGTAAGTGTCCCGCAAACATTGCCGGAGGCATTACGTCTCGCCGCGGATCTGGCAGAGCAGAAAGAACAACTCAGCCAGCAGTTAGCCGCTGCCGCGCCGAAAGTTGAGTTTGTCGATCGGTATTGTACTGCTAAAGGCTCAATGTCTTTCCGCCAGGTGGCAAAGCTGTTGCAGGCCAAAGAGACCGATTTCCGCTTGTTCCTCATTGAGAGAGGCATTTTGTACCGGCTTAGTGGAGTGCTGACACCGCGGCACCAGCACATTGCTGCCGGGCGGTTTGAAGTGAAAACTGGCACCACGAGCGAAACAAACTACGCCTTTAGCCAGGCACGTTTTACACCCAAAGGCATCGAGTGGATCGGCGGCCTGTGGACGGCACACATCGCTAAGGGGCATGCCGCGTGAGAGGACTGTTTACAGCCGAGACTGTTCCGCGCCTCGGTCTGGTGGTGTTAAAGCCGGGCAGCGAACTGATGTCTCTGTTTCAACAGGGGCGTGTGCTGGTGGAGCCTCAGCCAAAAAGCATGGCTGGGCTTCCGTCGGGCCTCGTCCCTGATGCCAGGCAGCCGCTGACAGAAGATAAGTCCCTCGAGGAATTCTTCACCGACGAGAGAGTAATCCGTGCAGCAGGCGGTTTGACCGCGTTGGAATCCTGGTTAGAACGTAACGTGAAGGAATGCCAGTACCCGCTCACTGATTATCACCATCATGAGCTGGTAACGATGCGACATCCCCCTGGATCAATGTTGCTCTGTTGGCATTGCGATAATCAGTTGCGTGAGCAAACCACCGCGGCACTGGCAGAACTGGCCCGGCGTAATCTCATTAACTGGCTGATCAGTTCCATCCTGTCTTCGCTTGGCTACAACAACGAGCGTGAACTATCCCTCGGAGAATTGTGCTGGTGGGCCGTTTATTCAGGCATTGCTGATGCAATCACGGAAAGGATGGCCCAGCATGCGCTTCGCTTACCGGATGAGCCGTTTTTATCCGTATATCGAGAAAGTGACATTGTGCCGATGCCCCCGGCAAAAAGCATTTTGCAGAAGAAGGTCACCCCTGCTGTCACGGCTGCGAAATTAAAGCATGGAGCAAATCAGGAAGTGGCCTATGACCAGCCAAAGGTTCTCGCTCTGCATGCTGATCCTGAATCCCCTGAATCATTCATGTTGCGCCCAAAACACCGCAGGTGGGTGAATGAGGACTATACCCGGTGGGTTAAAACCCAGCTCTGTGAAGGTTGTCGGCGGCCAGCGGATGATCCGCACCATGTCATTGGTCACGGCATGGGCGGTACCGCCACTAAAGCCCACGATTTGTTCGTGATCCCTCTGTGCAGAGAGTGTCACGACAAACTACATGCTGATGTTGCAGCGTTCGAGAAAAAACACGGTACCCAGTTGGAGCTGCTATTCCGGTTTATGAATCGAGCGCTGGCGATCGGCGTAATAACAAAAGCGTAATTGTATGGAGCGCTGATCATAATGAATTTACAAGAACTGGAATTTACGCGGATTGAACTGCGCCGCGCGCTGGCGGATTTATCAGGATCGACAAAAGGACAGCTGCAGGCGTTCAGTGAGCATCCACCAGCAGATAAGAACAAATACCCCCGGCACCATCCTGAAATCGTCATGGAGGGTGGGGAAGGTTGTGGATCCAAGGTTGTGAAAACGATGGCCACTCCACTTTATGTTCTTGAGACACGGAGCCGTCGCCGACCTTTACCGCCTATTAAGGATGCGGAGTTCGCTTGTTCAGCATGGCGTCGTTCGGTCAATGGTCTGGGGGAGCATTTGCAGGCATGGGTGCGGTACTGCTATGGGCATGACCTTGCTTTCCGGTACCAGAGGTTAATGTGCCAGCACGTATGGGAAGAGTTTCAGCGTCAGCATAGCGGCAAAAAAATCCAGGACCGTGTCACTAAAAAACTGGTTGGGCTTGTCTGGCTGGCGGCGCAAGAAGTTGCTGCCTCGCGTAATAACGATACCTATCAGGAGTATGCTGGTGCAGCTCTGGCGCGCATGGTCAGCGTTGAGCGTTCCACCTGGCTCAGGGTGTATTCAGGGCACTGGGCGGCTTTCAAAGCGTCGTTTACTGAGATGGACAGCCAGGCACTAAGCGAAATTTTGTCACGGTACGAAGAGTACCAAGAACTGAAAGTGGCGGAAATGTGAGGTAACTTTCACTAACTCCCTCAATTAGGCTTGCAAAATGCAACAAAATAAGCGATATTTAAAGCTAATTTGATATCTTGCCAAAAGTATATAAACCCGCCACTGAGCGGGTTTTGTATTTTTAAAGAAGACCGATAGCGCCACCGGCTATGGCCGTAATAAGTGGATGCTCGGCCAGCTTGCGCAGCAGCCCCTTTGCTTCTTCCTTTTGCTCGGTAGTAGCCTGGGAACTATTGATGAGATTGTTCAATGTCTCGATGCTAGTGGTAATCTCTTGGCGGTTATGATCTCCGATCTGAACATGACCACCATGAATATTGATTTGCTGCGATGAAAAGGTAGGGACTGTTTTTTTAGGACCGACCTTAAGCTGAAAATGAGGGCCATATCCAGCAATACCATGGTCAAAGAAGTTAGCTTTGTGAATTTCTTTATGCTCTTCTTTTCCATTCGGCAAGATACGCATGACAGTATCACCATCATCGATATCTGCCATTGGGTCATTCACAATGACCGTATCACCTGCAAACTTAGCTTTGTAGGGACCAAGTTTTGACCCATCTGATTTTAAAATGTACGCATCATCTTTAGCTGATAACATTTTTCCTCCATTGAATGTTTAAGCCAGCAATAACTGGCAATTAACATTTATCGCTAAACCTATACGGATGTAAGAGACGCCGATCAATAAATTAGGATATATGCGAGGAAACGAAAAAAAAGCTGGTGGTTAGAGTTATCAGTGATTCTGATCTGTTTTATTAAACGCCTCCAGACTGGAGGGAATCTGCTGTGGAAATGGGCGGCTGGAGGGTGTTGTAGCACCCGGCCAGCCATCAGCTCATGCTTTCAGGTCACAAGCTAACCAAGGCCCATTGCTTTAGCGCAAAAGCAAAGAGAGCCTATCAGAGTTACGCTTATTGATCTATGAAAAATACTGTAAATATAAACAGTGTTGAGTTAGTCAACGCTGATAGCCTGCAATACATCGCCACTCTCCCTGATAACTCCATTGACCTGATTGTCACGGATCCCCCGTACTTCAAAGTGAAACCCAACGGCTGGGACAATCAATGGAAAGGGGATGAGGATTATCTTCGCTGGCTTGATATGTGCCTCGCACAATTCTGGCGAGTGCTTAAACCTGCTGGCAGTCTTTATCTTTTCTCCGGTCACCGCCTGGCGGCAGACATTGAGATCATGATGCGTGAGCGTTTCAACATCCTGAACCACATCATCTGGGCTAAACCGTCGGGCCGCTGGAATGGCTGTAATAAAGAGAGCCTGCGCTCTTACTTCCCTGCAACAGAGCGCATCCTGTTCGCTGAGCATTACCAGGGGCCGTATAAACCAAAGAGCGACGGGTACGCTGAGAGGGGAAGCGAGCTGAAGCAGCATGTAATGACTCCCCTAATTTCTTATTTCCGGGATGCACGTGAAGCGCTTGGCATATCCTCAAAGCAAATAGCCGATGCGACTGGAAAGAAGAACATGGTGTCTCACTGGTTCAGCGGTAGCCAGTGGCAATTACCGAATGAATCAGACTACCGGAAACTTCAGTCCCTTTTCACGCAGGTAGCCATCGAAAAGCACCAGAACGGCGAACTGGCAACACCACACCACCAGCTGGTGGCTCTGTGGCATTCGTTGAATCGCAAATATTCAGAGCTGCTCGAAGAGTACAAATCACTTCGGCGGCATTTCTCTGTGACAGCTGCCGTGCCATATACGGACGTATGGACCCATAAACCCGTCCAGTTCTATCCAGGTAAACACCCGTGCGAAAAACCCGCTGATATGTTGCGGCAAATCATCAACGCCAGCAGCAGGCCCGGCGATGTGGTTGCTGATTTCTTTATGGGCTCGGGATCAACTGTTAAAGCAGCCATTGAACTGGGCCGCCAGGCTATCGGCGTAGAACTGGAAGAGGAACGTTTCAACCAGACGGTAAGTGAGGTAAGGCAGCTGGCAGGGGAATAAAAGCTTGGGTCGCTATCG